GCGATCATGTCAGCGGTCTCGAATACACCGCTCGCCTCGCCGCCATGGGAGTCAATCTCGAACGCAACACCCTTGATATCGGGGCGGCGCCACGCCGCAGCGATTTGTGTCTGTAAGCCCTGATATGAAGTTTGGCCCGAACGACTGCCTACCCATCCACCCTTATGGACGAGCGAGCCTTCAACCGGAATTACAGCGACGTTGTTGACGACATCGAGAGGATCGTAGCCTTCTGCCTGATACGCGCGCCCGAGCCGATCGCCGATTCGACCCATACTGGGTCTCCCACTCTCGAACGCGATATGCTCGATAGCATCGACGTTCCCGTCGATGACCACACCGCCATCGACAATCCGGCCGCCGATTGCGGTCAGGATAGCAACTGCTTTGCCTGGGTCGATCATCAGCGGCGTGTTGAAGACGCGGGCAGCGATATGCGGATGAAGAAAGCTCACGCTGCCTGCTCCTCTTTGCCGGGCTTGGTCGTCGGTCGCTGTGCTGGATCCACCGGCAGACCGGCCTTCTCGAGTTCTTTCCGCTCGCGCGCGCGCTGCCTGACGACATCTTGCCAGTCCACACCCTGAATCGCGCACTCGCGCTCGAGAGTTGAGAGGCCATTCACCATCCGAAGCGCTGCGCCATTCGCTTCCTTCTCTTCATCGACCCACCCGCGGCCTGGTCCGATCCATCGTGCGGAGCAATAAGCCGCCCGCGCATCCTGGAAGTCTGGCGCACCGGCCGGCGCCTTGACACGCCCGGTCTCAAATGCCTCTTCCATCACGTTGCAGTACCAGGGCTGCTGGAACCCGCCGGCGAAGTGGCCCTGACGGGCCGTAAGACCGCGCCACACCTCAAGCAATGCGGCCCGAGCAGAGGAATAATTCACCTGGCTCCAGTCCATCGACCACTGCTCGTAGGACATGCCCGCGGCGGATGCCATATTGCGCAGGCCGTAGCGCAGGAATGGCTCGAAGCCGGAAGCCGGACGCTTCGGGTCTGCAAGCACCGGCTTTTCGCCCGGAAACAGGAAGCCGAGGCGGAGACCATCCATCGCGATCGGCGCGTTCTCATGATAGTCGGCGCGAGCATTCGAGTAGGTGTCAGCCTCCCCGGCTCCGCCCAAGGATGCCGCAAGCGCGTCTTGATTAAACGGCGTTTCGATGAATGCGGTCAGCAATGCATTCAGAACCGCCGCCTGCAGTTCGACTTCATCGTATCGGCCGAGCATCCGCATCTTCTTGACAACAGCGCTGAGCATCGGCGCCCCGCGGAGCTGCCCCGCCCGGCCGGGCTCAAAATGGTGGATGACCTGGCGGCGCCCCCACGAGGTGGCGCGCTCGATGTACTCCCAGCGCGGGATAGAGCTCCCCTGCACCGTGATCGGATCGCCGGGGTGACCGACCCGGATGAAATATCCGAGGCGCTCTCCGTTCGCACCCATCCGAATGCCTTCGCGGAGGCGGTCGCTTTCGATCATTCCCGGCGGGGTCGAGAGCCGATCGGGATCGATGACGCTCAGCGTCGTGCCGAATTTCCCGGGTCGATCGAGATAGTAAAACACCGCGACCGTCTCGCCGTCCCAGGCCCAGTGTTTGAACGCGAGCGCCTGTTGAAGCCCGACCGAATTTTGGCCCGCGACGTCGCCCAGATTCTCGTCGTCATCGCAGTATTCCTGCCAGGCGCTCTCCATGTCGTTGGCGAGTTCGTCGGCGGCCTCCTGGGTGATACCGAGCCGGCGGGCGTTCGGCTTGGCTACCAGGCGCCAACCGGCGCCGATGACATTATCGACCAGCCGCTGAATACCGGCACTGGCCCAGCCGTCATTCCGTGCCAGGTCATGGATCCGCGCACCGAGCAGGCCTCGCTCGTAGGATAGCGCTCCCTGCGCGGACCAATTGCGCGGCCGCCAGCGCGCAACGTCCTGATGAGTTCTCGACCCTGCGATATACGGCGCATCCTGAGGCGCGATGGCACCGGATTCCATCCGGAGCGGCGTCACGCCGTCTGCACTGACGAGATCCTTACTCATCAGAACAGAATCCTCCGCGCCGGCGTCCGCAACACGCCATTGCAGGCTGCCTTCTTCTCGGCAATCAGTTCGCGCAGCTGCTGGGCATCGCCCGGGCTGTACCGCACGCGCTTCCCCCCGCGATCTTCGACCTCGACGGGCATGCCTCCGCTGATCAGCTTCTGCAGCGTGGTCTCGAGCGCGGCGATCTCGTCGGAGCTGCTCATTTGGATCACCGTGAATTAAGTCGGCTCATGCGAGCCAGGCCGCTGCTGATGCGTTTTGGTGATGGTGCTTCAGGATCCGTCGGCGCTGGCCGGTCGGTCACCTTCCGCACCCTCGAATTAGTATCGAGCGGCTGCGCCCAAGGCTGAGGCGCCTTCCAACCAATACGATCCCAGCGCCAGGGCGGTCGCAGCACCGCGGCACGCGCATAACACATATGGTCGAAGGCTTCGTTTCGTAGCGATGACGATCGCTTGTCCCAAGAACCCTTGGCACTTCGCTGCTCCGCTGTAACCTGCGCGAACCACTCGTCGTTAAGATCGCCGGGAAGATGCACGAAATCCGGCCCTGGAGTGTCTCGGCGGAGCGCGCCGGCGACGTCATCCTTCATCTCGTTTGAAGAAATCAGCAGCAGGCGCAGACCCTGCGCCAGAATTTTACCGTCGACCTGCCAATCGACCTTGGTCAGAGCGATACGCTTCGCCCCGACTTTGGCGTCACCCTTCAGCAGAATAAGGCGCTGATCGGAGATACCACGCTGCCGCGCCGCTGCCGCAAATCGGTAGGCATTGCCCGTGACACCGGCCGCGCCGGCAGAGTCAACGACCATGCAAAGCGGCAGCAGCTCACGCGTCGGATCACTCGCCAGGGGCCATCCGCGATCGAGCAGCGGCATCAACAGCGCCCAGTCCTCAGGGTAGGAACCAGGATCTACCAGCCGATTCTCCTCGGCCGATTGCGAAATCTGAAACCGGTCGACCACCCAGCACTCGAAATCCACACCGAGCGCCGTCACCTGAACGTCAAAATACCGCCCCTGAACGTCGACGGTGACCACCAGCGCCCGCACGCTGTCCGGAACCGTGCCAAGCTGCCAGCTCGCTTCCTTCCGCGTCTTCAGTTGCTCGGCGTCGAGTATTTCGGTGCCCGGCGCCTGCAGCGGCCAGAACGGTTCCCCCTGGTCGGTATTTCGGCGTGTCTTGAGCTGAAGCGTCTTGCCGCTCCGCGCGAACTCTGCGAGCGCTTCCAACTCATTGGCGACCATCTCGCTCCAGCTCTGGAACGCAGCGGCGGGACCTTTCAACCAGTAGCTCGCCAGCGCGGCGTCGCGTCCCTCTCCGCCGATCTCTCCGTGCTGGTCGATCGTTTGGCCTTCGCGCAACCAATGGCCGCGCGAGTTGAGCTCGCGCTTATGTTTGTCCTGCATCGCCCAGCTGCTACAAGCCGGGCAAACCAGCGAAGCTTTCTCAGATGCGGCAAGGATCCCGCCCTTCGGCGAACCGTCCTCATTCTTCGGCCAGGTCAGATCCGCAAAGCTCGCCGTGAAGTATTCGCCGCAGTCGAGGCACGGCCAGTACCAGAGCCGGCGGTCGCCCTGATTGAACAGCGCCAGGATCCCGCCGCAGGGCGGCGCCTCGTGGCCGCTCTTCGTCCAGGGCTTCTCCGGATCGACCTGGACGTCGCGGCCCGGTGAAGATTCAGCGACCGCCATTCCGCGGCTGCCGAAGGTCTGCGTGCGCTTCTGCGCCAGAACGAACGGTGACCCTTCGCCATCTATATCGTCGGGCATGCGGTCGTAGTCGGTCAGCAGGACGAACTCATAGTCCTTCGCCGAGAGATGATTGATCGTCGGATGTCCGATAACCAAGATCATCCCGCGATATCGTTTGTCGAAGATGTTGTCTTCGTTGCGGTTTGAGCTGAGCCGGGATCTCACCTCCGGACAATGCTGGTTCATCAGCTCAAGGTCGCGGAGACTGAAGAGCCGTGCGCTTTCTTTGTCGGTGTGAACGATCAGACCGTCGCCCGGGTC